GTGTTTTGTTATCCCATAAATAATCGCCTGTAAGTTTTCTTGGATCTACATCTTGACTCATTAGTTTTGAATATACAATAGGAAACCCGTTTCTATCTGCAGAATAATGAGAATGAACATTTTGTAAGTAATCTCTACCACCCCAATCCTTAAACATGATACCTGTTTTAAAGGTTGCATCGCATTCTTTGATCATTTCTCCTGCCTGTATACCAACAAAATCCATAAATCTAGACCAATGCTCTGTAGATCCTTCTCCTACACCAATGGTTGGAATGTTAGAACTTTTAATTATATCTACTGTGTACGAGGGGTAGGAAGATTTCAGTATAAGTGCAGAAACAAAGCCTGCTGTACCTCCGCCTACAACACAAATTTTCATAATCTGTCTCCGTTTTTACTCATCAAATGTGTACCAGCCAGATACAATGTATTTTATGCCTTTGTAAATTGGATTTCCCCTGTGAGGATGTGTGTAGTACGCAGGAAATATCGCTAACTTGCCTGGTTCTGGTTTTATTTTTACACCTTGGTACAAAAATTCTGTCTCTCCGCCTTCTTCAACTGAATTAAGATATAGCGTATAAGCCATTACTCTTGAAGAAGTCACTAAATCTGCATTTTCACAATGCCATGCATGGTATCCTTGATGTGGTCTTGTCTTTTGAACACTCATTCCTTTCGGAGAATGCTGACATACTGATCCTAAACTATCATATTTTTTCCTATACTTGTGTTCATAGGTATCCATTATAGTCTGATAAAAGAATTTACATAAATTTGCATCCACATGAAACATGTTATTATGATTTGCCATGTCCATAAATATTCTTTCGTCTTGATTTTTGAATCCTGTTTGATGTTCCGTAAGTTGCATCTCTGCTCGTTGTTCAAAAGTATCAATTATTTTTTTACAGTATTCTATAGGAAAAGCATTTTTATATTCTTCTATTCCATTAAAATTATTATCCATCATATTCTCCTAAATAAAGAATTGTTGGTTGAGCCTATAATTATCTCCAACAAACATTCCTTCTTTTACATAAGCAGTATGTAATACAGCTTGGTTATACAAAACCATTCTATTAAATTTCATAGGAACTAAACCTATCATCTTCCAATCATGTATATCGTCATTAATATACTTTGTCACAGGCATTTTTCCTGCTATATCATATGTTGGCTTGTCATTTGTTTCGTCAAAATACGTCTTTCCTCCAAAAGTATAGAAGCTAGTACCGCCATTTGATTCATTTGGATCATTTAAATATATGGTACTTGCAAAATTTAGACCAGATGGACTATCCATGTGTGGTCTAACTGGTGGAAGTGTTTCTGTTTGCATTACATTTACCATAAAAGTTGCATTAGTAAAACTTTGTTGTATGTAATTTGGCGGTAACTGGCTTACTTCCTTGTGATAATATGTTCTTAGTAGTTGATCGAATATCCAGGACATTCCAGATAGATCGTAAAAAGCATTTATTCTCCAAGCAGGATTTCCGCCCCTAATCCTTTTATTTTGACTTGCAGGAATATCAAGTGCAAGTTGTCTTACCATCTCAGGATTTGCATAAAAGTCATCAACCACTACAACTTTTACGTCATATTTTTTATATGTTTCAACATTTACGGAGTAATTTTGACTTATTTCGAATACTTTGTATTCATCAATACTATTTTTCTTCATCTTCTTTTATCTCCAGTATAAAATTTGCACTAATCGTTGCCCTACTACTGTTTGTTTTGTTTTCTGTAACATAATGTTCTAACACACTTGGAAAAAATACAATATCTCCTTCTGATAACGGTGGAGTTACTCTATTATTATATTTAAATGGTTTGCTTGTTAACGTAGGCAGACCACTCATATGGAAAAAGTCATATGTATTTCTATAAAACACAAAATTACCACTGTCTGGGGGTGTTTTTAGCATGTATGCACAACTTACAATACTTCTTCCTGCATGATTATGTACTTCTTGGTGATAATTTTGCTTATATCTATTAAGCCAGCATTCTACACCGTACCTTATTGGAGCATCTATTTCAAAATGTTCCAAATACTCATTTAATCCTGTAATTGCTGATTTTATAAATCTTTGGAATGGCAATTTGTTAGCTTCTGGGTTTCCAAAAGTAGTATCTACGTTGCTATACCAGGTATCAACGTTTTTAAAATGTTCATCTTGTTCTAAAATTTCAGCAAAATCGTCTTGTACCTTCTCATGTTCAAGTAATTTTGTTTTATAGACAGGAATTGCATACAAATTTTGAAACATTAATTTTTTAACACTATTAATTTTCCAAATTCTGGTAAAAAACAGTATTCCATTTCGCTTTTGTACAATGTTCTTACTGCGTCATCCAATGTTTCAACTAAAGGTTCTCCTCCTAAATTAAAACTAGTATTGAAAATAATAGGCACTCCTGTTTGATCGTAAAATTCTTTTATTAAATTATAATAATTTTCATTTTGCTGTTGAGTAACAGTTTGTATTCTACACGTACCGTCAACGTGTATAATGCTTGGAATTTTTTCGGCAACTCCTTCTTTACAATCCATTGCATACATCATGTGTGGAGATTGATCCATACCTTTCATATCAAACCAATCATGTGCATGTTCTAAAAGAATTGTTCCTGCAAATGGCCTAAAGTATTCCCTGCGTTTTACTCTATTAACAAAGTCTTTACCATCTTCAAACGTGGGATCGAATAGAATACTTCTATTACCTAATGCTCTAGGTCCGTTTTCTGACTTACCTTGGAATATTGTAACTATGTTTTTGTTTTTTATTAGCTCAACTATGTCTTTGTTAGTAGTATCTTCTACAGATGCACCATATTTTTCTGCAATTTTTGAAATATCGTTAAGTGAATAGTCATACGTGAATCCTTCATAAATTGTTTCGGCATATGATCTGACTTTTTTATCCTTTGTGGTCTGGTGATACTGCAACAGCGCCGCTCCTATGGCCGTTCCTGCATCATTACTAACAGGTTCAACGTATAGTTTTATTCCTTCTTTGTTTAATGCATCTAGATAAAAGTAATTAGCTACACAATTTAAAGCATAACCTCCACTTAAAACAACATTTTTGTTACCACTCATTTCAACAGACTTCATAATCAATCTTAAAACTTCTTCCTGTGATTCTGTTTGCACAGCGTATGCTAAATCTCTTCTATTTTCTAAAGTTGTTAGATCAATTCTACTAGATTGTTGATCGTTTGTTGTTTCCAAATATTCATATTTGCTGTCATTTACTACAGCGGCATTAGGATATGTAGGAATTATAAAATTTTTATCTGTGGTTCTCCATTTTCCGCCACCGCCGTCAGTATAAATTTTTGGAAATTTATCACACGCTTTTCCGTATGGGCTCAAACCCATTGTTTTCCCTGCTTCAATAGGTGCAAATCCACAATATTGCGTTACGGCTTCGTATGCTTTTACAATTCCAGCCGTATCATCTAGCACTAATTGATGATAACCTTCTTCACCTTCTCTTTCAGATGATATAAAATCTATTTTTGTTCCAGGATATGGTCCGTTTCCTCCTTGATGTTTATACAAAGTTTTAAATCCGTCAGGATAACTGCATGAAAATATACTTTCACATTCCCAAGTCATTTGTTCTTGTTTATAGATTCCTGTATCTATGTTCATAGGTATAAAAGTACCTGCACCGTCGACAATCAAAGCCACTGCATCTTCGAATCCTGATCTATAAAAAGCACATGCGGCATGTAATTTATGATGTATATGGCTTAAATCAATGACTTGTCTGTGTTGATGAAATCCATCTTGTGTATAAGCGTTATCATCTCTATCTATTAAACCTAATTTTCTAGCTAAACCTGTGTACATATCTCCGCCGCTAAAGTCAATTCTGCTTGATTCAGCCAAAGGTTGTGTATGAGCCACCACTAGATAGTCTAATCTGTCTGTATAATCTAGGAATTTAGTCATTGCGGCTAACGGTCCTCCGTCATATTTTTTCCTAGTCAGACGTTCTTCTTCAATTGCAAAAATTATTTCACCATCTTTCAATAAAACTGCGCCACCATTGTGACCTCTTGTAATTGCACCAATCCATTGTGTCATAGATTTATTCTCCTAATACTAATTTACTTCGTAACTGAAATCACAAACAAATACCCTACGGTCACTTATGGTAGGATATGTTCCATGAAATACTCGTCCGTCCATAATAACAACACCACCCGGTGTTGGTTTC